CTCGTATGCAATTTTGTAATATGATGTATTCTTTAACGCCTGTGGCGATGGTGGTTTTAGTTTACCATACCATGAAAACTGATAGGGCTTTTTCATTTCAATACATACGTTCTCAGGTTTGAAATCGGCACGTCGGTATAATACGTAGCCTACGGCAATCTGCCCTGTGATGCTTTCTCCCCTTGCTTCCATAAAAATAGTTTGTGCGAGACACGCCAATGCTTGGTCTATCATAGCAACCTCCTTAGATAAGAAACCAGTTACTGATTATTTATTTTGTGGGTATTTTATTTCAAGTTCTTTGAGAAGCTGAAGTGTGTGAATAGCCTTGTCTATATCAGCTAGTCCACCTTTGTCTCGCCATCTAGTTATATAACCAATAGCAGTGCCTTCAGCGAAAGGGATATTGTTTGCAACGATGTATTCCATCGGTTGTATTTTGTATTTTTTATAGTGATTACCACCCACTTGGATTTCTAATGCACTCTTTTCTTTCATACTTCCTCCTTTACTAGAGTCAATAGTGCTTCTATATTACCTTCATTTATGATGATTGCCAAGCCTTGATTTGCCTTGATTTGGTCGATGTTGTATTTTTGCAACGCAGTAACTTGACCCTTTCCTGCTTTACATTCTATAGCGATGAACCTGCCCTTGTAGCAGGCGATGATGTCAGGAACGCCACTTCTCCCATACCCTCCAGTTTGAGGGGAGAAATGATAGCACTTTAGGTCGTCGAGAATTTTCTTTACTTTGTTTTTTACCTTTGCTTCTGGTGTCATGTTTATCCTTATTTAGTGATTCACCTCGTAGTGAATTCAAATCTGTGTCATGTAATACTATAATAAATAACGAGGGTGCTACTTGCCATGCTATGTTCTCTAAGTCTTTCATATCGTCAGGGCATATATACAAATCAGGGTCTTGTATTATCCATGTATCTATTACTATATTTCCTGTTGGTTCGGTATGGTCAGATTTAGCCTTAGCAAAGGGGAGTTTCATTCTAATAAATATAGGTAACGTTTCATCTGTAAATTTCCTTGTATAGTTTTTATCTACGCAAACTACGTAGCTACCATCTGTATGCCACATCGGCACTCTCCAATGTTTCTTGAGAATATGGTGTGGCATAGGGCAATATACTTTCATGTAACCCTTTCTATTATTTAAGTCGTTCTACCATTTTACCATTAACTGTGATTTCTATGTTCCATGGTGATGATTTAAAGTTTTCTAGATGTGTAAGATATTCTTTAGTGAAGGTATCATGTTTAACGTGAATATACTTAGCAAACTTTTTCTTGAATCCTTTAATCCAATCACTAGGGTCTGCTAGGCTACTCATATAATATCCAACATTAAACGCTTTCATATAAGTATAGATAGCTTCGACAGGCTTTTCAAAAAATATATTATCAGCTAGTGAGATTGCTTCTTTTCGCATGGCATCACTCCACCAATGTGAACCTTTATTATCAGGTATAAGTTCTTCTACTACTTCTTCTCTATCTTGATTAAAAGATTCTTTATCCATGCAAGTTATAAATGCAAACGCACCATTAAGTTTATCTTGATAGATACTCATGGCTTCTTTAGATTTCTTTCTATCTACTGTGTTATATGTGGCTATGTATTTTGATGATGGGTGAACCTCCATAGTGTCCATGTTGAATCGCATATGTTTAAAGATTGGTATTCTTATATCGCCACGACTATCTCTACGCCCATACACAATACCACCATGATTGACACTTGATTGAAACACACCATTGGAATAGCTATACGCAGAGAATATCATACGCATACCTTGATGGAAGTTATCAGTCACAATCTCTGCTGTGTTGTCTGACCTAATAATTAAATCTACCTTAGGGTTCTTTACATCTTTTTCGTAGTAGCCTGTAGGTTCATAAGTTCTTGCATTACTATCCCACTTTTCTTTTTCTCGCCACTTTTTAAATTCTTTACTATCCATGCTATCTTTCTTGGCATTGAATTCCTCGGTTGTCATGGATTCTGTTTGCCACTTGTGATAGTAACCTACGTGATACTCTATCTCGCCATTTACTTCTCTCGGATAAAAGTATTTGTAGTTATGGTTTCTATCGCTAAAGGGATACTTATCTATTGTCCCTCTGTATGGTTTCTGTGTTTCTGTGATACGTTTTAGTCGTTCATACTTTAGTTCGTTATTCATACTTCCTCCCTAGTTCTTCAAAGATTTTTTCAAATACTTTTGGTTCAAAGTCTTGCTTGTTATACTCAAACATCGTTTTCCTACCATTACTATGCTTTACATAGCCTTTCACGATGACGTGACTTACTACTAACTCTTTCTGTTTTTTTTCTACCATACTTCCTCCTTAATTGGTGGGGTGTAGTTTAGGCTTCCTTTCTTTCAAACTACTTTAAACTTTTAGTCAGCGTGCTAAAAATATACCTTTCGGCGTGAGACCTAGCCTGCATGGTTGGTTCTGTCTCCCTCTTTAAATATTTATATCTGACACCTTTAAATGCACCGAGCATACAGTTCCCCATTGATTTATAATTTTGCTCTAGCCATCATCTTATATAATCTAAATCGTTTAGCTAAGTTGCGTAGTTTCCTATCACTTAACACGTGGCTCTTTTTATATAGTCTTAACATTCTTTCAGTTGCGTCTATTGAATAATCACGATACATAAGTTCTTTCAAACACTCCTCTCTAGTCATCTATTCCCCCTGCTTGTTGAATTACATACTCTAATCTCATATCAGCTAATAATTTCTCTAACTGTTCTATTGTTTTCTTAAATCGTCTAGCATAGTGCCAGTTGATACGATGCGATTCTTTACTTCTAACTTTCATTTTCCATGCTATGTTGTTTATCTGTTGCATGATTGCATTTCTTTCCTTTGCTAATTCTAATGTTTGTGTTGTATGCACTTTAATTTGTTCTCCAATATGAGCATTTACTACACCCATTGATTGACCAAAGAATATCTTGTCTTTAACTCGCATCTTAGTCATTCTTTTTAACTACCTTGCCACTTGGTGCTACAAAGTTATTGTTCTGTGTAACAAGCCATAACGTAGGGCATTTAACGTTCCACGTTATCTCTGATTCAAGGTATCCGTCTGTGAATACAATGATTGCTTCGGCTTCCACACGTTGTTTATTTAGGTGTTCACTCACACATGAAACCATAGTTCCACCCCCACCCTGTGGTTTAAGTAATTCTTTGATGTTGTCATAGTGTTCAGGTAAAAAGACTTGTTCACCATGCACCTCAGTATCCCACCACAACACACGCACTTTACTTGGCGTGGCAACAGAGCAAATTGAAGCCAGTTCTGACGCAAACTCAGTTAGTTCCTGACCACCAATCGAGCCTGATGTATCTATTGCTACAATAAGTTCACCAATACTTTCGTTCTCCATGCTTGGTAAATAAATATCATTAGCCATCTGACGCTTGTTAAACTTACGCCATGTATATTCATCTGAACCTTTGGTTGCACTTGATACAAACTCGCGTAGCACCTCTCGCCAATCCACTTTGGGTTCTAGCATATCGCCAATCACTCTAGGAATCTTAGCACCCATACGACCTGCAAGTATGCCACCCTCACGTAAAGCCTTGTCAATCTTGCCTGACATTTCCTTAGCTTCTTCATCAGTCATGTTCTGTGCATCTTCAAAGCCATGCTCATCTAGTGTCTTACCTAGTGATTCACTACCACCTGAATCCTTGTTTTGTTTCTGTTGTTTCTTCAAGTCCTCATATATCTCACGCACCGACCAATTATGATACTTAGCGTCATACAGTCCACCCTCAGGTAAGTGACACAAATCTCTATCGTTCAGATTCATAATCACATCATTGACTGCATAGTCTGTCGCTACATTGATAGCTTGAGCATTATCCTTAAACTCTTTCTTAAACCTAGGTATATGCTTTAGTGCAACGTGTAAGTTCTCATGCAATATCAAACCTCGCAACTCAGGGTCTGTCAGTTTAGATATAAATTCACGACCATACTTTTTATTAACGCCGTCAGTATATGCCGTTACATTATCATCAATGATTGAGTTCTTACCCATGAGCATGACACCTGAATACAATGCCGTCTCACGATGTTTCATCAAGGCTATATGTGCTTTCTTTAGCCTTGTCTCTTGTGTGATTGCCATGTCTATCCCCTATTAAAATAATTCGTGATTCTCAGTAGCCCACTTAGCTATCTCTGCATTGTTACGTGCTAGCTTGACGCCATTCTTACTACGCACCATCATGGTAAAGAACACAGCTTGAATCTCACTACTCTCAATGCGATTCACAAACTTCATGAATGATGATAAGTCCTCTTGAGTTGCTAGGTTATCTGTCGCTTGGAACATCAACATCAATAACGCAGAAGTCTCTGTCGGCATAGCCACATCACTTGGTTTCTCAATGATGTCTTTGAAACGAGGTAATGATTTCTCTACCGATAGGAACGCACTCATATCTGCTGACGCACTTGCACCGATAGTCCCTGCCAACGCACACATGACTGCATTGTCGCCTAGCACCTCTTTGTTATCCACTATGACTGATGCCTTAGCCAATGAACGTGGTGAACAGAATGATAGTGTTGCCTTACTTGGTTGAAAGATATATGGGTTGTCTGCTTGGTCGCCCTCTGTATAACTTGCCAATGACCTAGGAAACATATACACCCATGCTCTGATTAACGGATTGATTGCATTGTCCGTTGCCCATTTCAACCATGTATCTACGTCAGGCTTTTGCATCTTCAATATGCATACACGATTGCCTGCATGAGCCAACATACTGTCACCCACTCCGTCACTTGCATTGTTACTTGTTGCGAAAACTATCGATTCACGCGGTAGTGAAACGTCACCCACAGTTCTCTCTAACATAAGACGTGTGAATATAACTTGCAATAGCTTTGGTGATTTCATAAACTCGTCGAGTAAGATAACCTTAGGCTTTGGTGAATCTAGTTTAAACAATTTACCCACATAGCTATCCAACGTCTTAGTATCATGGTTAGGAATAGTCATAGCTATGTCTGACATATCTTTCACAGGGCAATCTACATAGATGTAGTCATACTTATCACCCAAATCTTCTTCAAGCATTTTTAGTATTGACGTCTTACCACAACCTGGCTCAGATTGGATTACAGGCGTAAGTTCCTTACCTATCGTGGGTATGAGTTTTCTTAGTTCATCTATTGATACATTATTTACTGTGTTTATTGTTGCCATTTTTTTCTTCCTCCATTAAATATTCAAAGTCTTTTATAAATTGTTTATGTAGCCTACTCATCTGTGCATTTAATATAGTTTGTCGGCACAAAAACCCACACCCAAACCATATGCCATATACAATCCAGTCCATGCTATCCCCTTATAGTTTAAATTTAGATAAGATGTCATCAACGTCATTCTTTACTCTGTCACGCACCATATCGTTCTCTCTGATTAAATCTGAATCTACTCCATTTAATGTTCGTTCTAGTCCTAATACTGCACTGCTTAACTTACTGCTTACTTCATTATCCACAGGCTTAAAGTCTTTGAACGTATTGCATAAGTCTTTAGCTTTTTCCAACGTGGATTCATAAATCTTACGTCGTTTAGTTTTGAGTTCACCTGATTGTGAATCCTTAATTTCATCGACACCACAACAATGACTGATACTCTCCATCACTTCCGTTAAGCGTTCTACTTGCTCATTTAAGATACTAGTTATGATGCCCTCAGCTTGTCTTTCATACTGACCTTTCAAGTCATCAGCTATCTCGTTACTAATCTGACATCGCCAATCGTGAGCAGGCACTTCGGCTACGTATAACCTTATCCCAAATTTATTTCTTACCTCACTCGCACTTGGGTAATCATTTTGGTTAAACATATCGCCTGCCTTGAAAGCCATGTTCGATACAATCGCTTGGTAATTGTTTATAAAACTGTCTAGTAACCGATTGAATTCCACTTCGTGGTCATTGAATTCTTTTTTAAATTTCTCTAGGTTGATGACAGGTAATATGTCTTGTGCATTGTTCCACCTAAACGTGCTACGCTTGAGCCAGTTGTATATCGTCTGTCTATAGTTTGCTACTCGTTTATGAAATAGGTCGTCAGCTAAAAGATTCTTAACAAATCTACCTGCACTGCTAGTTGCTTTCTTAGCGTGAGTTACCTCGTCGCTGATACCTCTGTCTTGCTTTGTTGCTGACCATACATTGACATCGACTGATACTAATACTGCTGACGTTGCCAACGATATGATATGGTTCGGTTGTTGCATCTCAAATTTCAAGATGTTTGCTTCCATGTCTATCTCCTTATGTTGTTGTTCACGTTGTCGTGAATTAAATATTTACTTCGTGTATTAGTTTCTTTCCCCATGTTCTATCATTATCGCATAACTTGACATATAAACATAGCACTTGGGATAAACTATATATTTATATCTATACCTCTAGTTACATTCATAATACTCCACGGGTCATAGCCTGCACCACGTTCCTCAAGGTCATCTATATCCTCACCAATTCTAATGAACGAGCATGACACAGGATTTTCCATGCCTTGTTTGCTATCATAAATTTCAGCGTATTCCACCATCATTTCATACAACCTCTCATGAGCTTTAACATCTTCGTAGTTGTCATACCACTTCAATGTATCTCTTGGTTCGAATACGATAGTTCTAGCTTCTTTGTTTATGGTTAGATATTCATTTATCTCATGCGTATCATCAAAACATTTTCCTGCTATTTCGTCACTCTGCATCTCGGTTAGCATAAGTAAGAATAGCCCATCAGCACTCAGATTCTTTTCTTCCTCTGTTGCTTGGTCACTCCAAATTATGTCATCAACCTTGATACCATACGCTACTTCACTCCGATAGCCCATGTTATTTATCCTCCACAGCTCTCAAGCGTTTAGAATAATAGATAGCATCTTGGATAGCCTGCCATTCAAACATATTCTTTTGCTTAGCTATCTCAATCAACTCCTGTTCTTCTAATTGTTTCTGATGCCACATCGCGTCAATCTCATCTTGTTCCATACCTTGTTCCTCCTGTTTAATTAACCATTCTTTAACCTTGCCCATGTTGTTTCCTCGCTTTCTCAATCATAACTTCCGTAAGTCTTTCCTCTACTTGTGTGATACTCATCGGTGCATAGTCTTTCTTGCCATAATAATTTAATACACCATACTTCTCATTATCATGCAACCGAATGACCTCTCTCATTTCGTCATACTTTTCCATGCCCACACTACACCCCCTCGTCTATATTATGTTGTGATTCACCATTAAGTGAACGGATATAATGCAAGAGTTCCCTACATACCTCATACCTCCCATGCACTATGTCTTCCGTTCCGTCTGTTAATTCCTCTAACCCATTGACTACTTCGGCGTCATGTTTCAATTCGTCTACGAGCCATCGCGTGATGTTGTCTACCATGCCTTTGTATTTAAGTGGTCTCGCCATGATTAGTCCTCACATGTTCCGTGCATACATTGTTTAGCTTCTAAGATTTCACGTTCCAATTCCTCTACTGCTTTGTGATTCAATACTTCATACGCATACTCTCTAACCTCAGGTAATATGTCGCCCTCGATGACGTCTAACTTGCATAGCAACCCTTTGTCTGACACGTGGTCTTTAATGATTGACTGAATGTAAGTCTCGCCTGTTATATCCTCACCCCATGATTCAATCTCAGTGAGTTTTTCTTTAGGCATTGTTACTTCTACGACTGCTAAAAACTTTATTGTCTCCATGTTATTCTCCTTGTTTAATATCTACTGTATGAATTTGCCCTGCCTGTTCTTGCCATAACTCAGGGTGTCTTAGTGCTTCTACTTCTGCTTCTTTACTGCTATGTGCTGAGACGTGAACCTCATACACAATGCTTTCCTCCAACTTAACTATATAGTTCTTCATGCTAACGTGACCTCCTAATGTTGTGCCTTGTTAATTGTATGTCCTACTAACCCATGCCACTTTACTATGTTCTGCATATCATCAGTATCTAACCATAACCCTACACTACTCGGTCTCAACTGCGATTGATGTCTTGTTGTGCTACGTGAATACTTATCCTTATTGCCTATCCACTTGCCCTGCTCACTATCATAGATATACATGGGAAAATGGTGTCCATAACTATACACCACATATAATTTCTTAGCACCCTCCTCCCAACTATACCAAAGAGCAAACGTATTGCTACCTTGAAACATCTCTAGCTTTTCTACATAATCTCTTGCCTTGTTGTTTGATACTCTCATATCTATCTCCTTTAATTATCTTTGTCGATGACTTCTATTTCAACTCTGAACCCTGCATCTTCCAACCATGTAACAATCTCACTTTTTACTAACTCAGCATCAATGTAGTTCAACTCCTCATCTCCGTTATCTTGCCATTCATCTACGTGTGAAGTGTTAAAGTCATACTCCAAGTTCATCGTTACCTTATACTTCTTGGTTGCTATCATCTTACATTCCCTCCCTTGTTGTTAAGTCCTTGTAAGTCTAGTTTGTTTGTGATTACCATGTAATTGCTTTTGTGCATTGGTGCTATCGTGTGCTTTTTATTCCTTGCATCTACCTCGCCACACTTTAAACACGTGGTATAACCTAATCTATACCTTGCATCTAATACATGGTCACCACACTTAATACATAGATTTTTATACTCCATCTCAAACCCTCCCTAAATTGCCTAGTATGCGACTGCCTGCCACATGGTTAATGAAACAAACTAATGATAAGAATGAACCCTGCGATACCCCATGCAATAACCTCGGTAATAATAAGTCTACGAAGTCTTGTTTTTGGTATCGTTACGTATTGGCTCATGGTTACTTCTCTGTTATAACTTGACATATAATCTTGTAGCTTTTTGTTCTTGCTATGGTCTGTGTAGTTCATGATGCTATCTCCTTTGTTAGTTAGTCGTTCACGCTGACGTGAATTTGGTTAAAGTTTTGTATGTGCTGAGTAGTATGACGTATTATTTTCTCTCCCCACATAATACCCATTATACATGAACTTGACATATAATCCTATAACTTTACATATCTTTTTTAGTTTTATCTTGTTCCACATGTTCCAAGAATGTTCCATTTTAAACTTGACTTATAGGAACAAAATTAGGGGTTGAAAATGTTCTGTTCCGTGCTTGTAAGTGCTTGATTTATATATAATATATTATTATTATTTTATTATTTTTTTGTGTCCTTTTTGCTAAATGTTCCAATGTTCCAAGTTTTTTTAAGAGGGGTTCTCCTTTTCCAAAATTTGTTTGCACTGCGAAAAACAAGGTCTTGCTTTGTAAAACTTTGAAAACTCACCCCCCTACCCTTGCAACGTTGGAACATTGGAACAAATCAATATAATCAAGCACTTAGGTTGGAACATTTTTTGGAACAAGTTGGAACATGGTTGGAACATATTCACGCTGACGTGAATGGCTAATTAAACTTCTAGGTCATAGTCCAATCCACCACGCAAAACGACGGCGACGACACATAACTGGTTTCAGATGAGATAAGATATAATTAAACGAGGTGTCCAACCATCGCATACTACGCAAATACTCGCGCGCTATATAACTGGTTTCAAAAATGAGGGCCAAAAAAAAAGGAGGCCCGAAGGCCTCCCTAGTCATTACTTAGCTAACCCATTTACGATTGAATTCTGATATCGCAAGGACTAGCTTTTTATCATTAGCTGAATCATCACCACGTGCCTTTGCATTGGCACACTTCTTTTTGAGACCGTCCATTGTATCCTTAACGGTTTCAGCAAAGGTCTTTGTTGCACCACGAACCCTAGCAACGCCCTCATTCTTAATGGCATGGATAGCTTTCTTAAGATCAGCAAGGCGGTTGCTACAATATTTGCTTACTGAATCACGCTCTGCCTTGATCAAAGAATGTAATTGCGGATTGCTTTGACGTAATGCACCAAAGGCCTGCGGTGTATATGCCATGATATTGCTAACGGTGCGGTGATACTTTTCACCCTTATGGTTATCGAAAGCTAACTTATCAACAGGAAGATAATTACCTGATTCAACAATGAAACGCTGATCTATCTTTGGTTGATTCTCTGCAACCCTTAACTGATAACCCGCAAATAGATCGGCCTTAACTTCGTCCGCAACCTCATCATCAAGGTTTGGATAAGCCTCATATACTGATCTAGCTAAACCCTTAAGGTTATCAGCAAAGGACGCTTGTTGATAGGCGATCTGTTTTAAGTTTAATGTAGCCATGTTTAATACTCCTAGTTATACGGTGAAATTACCGTGATTGTTTTATCTCATAGCTGACAGGATATGTAAAGTTTCACGCTTAACTGAATAGCTATATACCCACCCAGCCCCGCCCCCCCAAAAACAAAGTAGGAGTCCCATTGCCCCCGCCCCCTTGAATATGCACAAATAACACCTCATTTTCCAAAACCCACCCCCTTGCTTTATAAACTTGACATATAAAAAAATTTCTACAAAAAAATTCAAAAGTTAAGGCTAGATGGCTTTAGGATCGAAGTTGTATAACTCGGAGTAGACGTTTTTAATACGAAGGAATTTAGGACCATGCTCATGGAAGTCATCGTCGCCCCGAACATAAAGAGCTAAATGGACCATCTCGTGAAGCAAAGTTTGAAAAATAGTGGTGAAGTGCCCGCATGCATTAGAACTTATTTGAATCTCCATCTCGTGTTCATCAAAGCAACCATATATATTAGGGTTCTTAATTACTTTAAACTTAACTTTAGAAGATTTGGGCATAGGAAGGGAGTTGAAAGGTGCCATTTGGCACGCCATGTTGTATAGAATTTCTAGATTCTTTTTAGTTAACGTGGTTTTCATTAGGATATTATACTAAATAACTATACACAAAAGATAAAAGTAGGTTAAAATTAAAAAATAGCTGCAAAATTAATATCATAGGTGACACAGCAACCCATGCAAATAGAAAATACTGAAGAAAATCAACAACTTGACCTAAATTCTGTGGTCATGTACCCTAACGTCGACGATAATGTCCCTATTCCTAAGTCCGCACGCGAGGCTTTACCTGAATTATCTAACGAAGAAGAGCTAGAAATGCTAGCTAATACCATAAAACTTATCTCTGACTTAACCGGACAGCCAATTGAGGCTACGCAAGAGGACATAGATGAGGCAAAAACTGTAGCGGAAACCATGATTAAGCATCCAGAAACTAAAATTCAACTTAAAAAATATAAAAACTCAACCCTTGCTTCATTAGCTGGGATGGTAGCAGAGTTAGATTCAAGTGTTGTAGACAATTTAAAAGACTTGAAGACGTTTGTAATTAACGGACTTATTAAAGAAGCAACCATGTCAGACAAATCTAAAGAACGAATTACAGCACTACGTGCAATTGGCGAGGTAGATGGGGTCGATGCATTTAAAAAACATACTGAAGTGGTTCATAAAAATATGTCGATGGATGAAATAGAAGATAAACTGAAAACACTCGTAAATAAACTACAAAAACGACTAGATGAAAAAGACGTTCAGGGTGAGATCATAAATAATGGTGAGTAATGCACAAAAGAAGTTAACGCCTGAAGAAGAAAAGAAAGAACAAGAAAAAAGAATACTATCACTTATTAGTTTTCTAGCTGCACACAAACAACAATTAGCTACAGAAGATGCTGAACTAGTTGATGCGTTGGTGGAAGCTACGAGTGGCAGGATAGTACAAGATGTAGGTAGTACATCATTCTTAGAATTTATTAACCATGTGTACCCAGGGTATATGGTAGGAGCGCATCATGCGAGGTTGGCTAAGATATTTGAAGATATTGCTGCAGGAAAGAAAAAAAGAGTTATCGTTAACATTGCGCCACGTCACGGAAAATCGGAGCTTATATCCTATCTTGCGCCGGCATGGTTCCTTGGTAAATTTCCTCACAAAAAGGTTATTATGGCGTCTCACACAGCTGACTTGGCAGTTGGTTTTGGTCGTCGTGTCCGTAATTTGGTGGGCTCGGATGCATATAAAGATATATTTCCGACGGTAGAATTACAAGCCGACAGTAAATCGGCGTCACGATGGGGGACAAACTTTAATGGAGAGTATTTTGCTATTGGTGTGGGTGGTGCCCTCGCTGGTCGCGGGGCTGATTTGTTTATCATTGATGACCCACACTCTGAACAGGATGCTAAACTTGGAAGAGCTGATGTTTTTCTCCCTGCTTGGGAGTGGTTTCAGTCTGGTCCATTACAGCGTCTTATGCCGGGTGGTGCGATTATTGTAGTGATGACTAGATGGTCTAAACTTGATCTGACAGGTCAGATTGTGAACCAAATGGTTAAGAATGATGAGGTAGATCAATGGGAAGTTGTAGAGTTTCCAGCAATTGTGCAAGATAAAGAAGGAATTGAGAAGCCATTATGGCCTGAGTTCTGGAGTTTAGAAGAGTTATTAAGTAAAAAAGCAGCGTTAGACGTACGATATTGGAACTCACAGTACTTACAAAACCCAGTATCAGAGGAAGGTGCGCTAATTAAAAGAGAATGGTGGAAAATATGGGAAGAAGAAGATCCACCACAATGTGAATTTACAATTATGAGTTTAGATGCAGCCCAAGAGGCTAATAATAGAGCGGACTACAACGCGCTCACTACTTGGGGCGTCTTTTTTAACGAAGAAACTAATAACTATAATATAATACTGTTAAATTCAATTAAAGAACGATTAGAGTTTCCTGAGCTCAAAGAAAAATGTATTCAAGAGTATAAAGAATGGGAACCTGATTCGTTTTTAGTAGAAAAGAAATCTAATGGCGCAGCTTTATACCAAGAATTTAGACGTATGGGTATTCCTGTAGGTGAGTTTACCCCAGGTAAAGGACAAGATAAGATCAGTCGAGTCAATGCAGTATCAGATTTATTCAGAAGTGGTATAGTATGGGCACCTGATAGACGATGGGCTAAAGAAGTAATAGAAGAATGTAACGATTTTCCAAGTGGTGCTAATGACGACCTTGTAGATAGTACAACACTTGCACTAATCAGATTTAGACAAGGCGGATTTATTAGACTACCTAGTGATGAACCTGAAGATATACCAGGGTTTAGAAGTTCTCGAAACAGATTATACGCAATATAAGGATTAATTATGGCAGACAATATAGATAAAAGTTTATCACAAGCTCCTCAAGGATTAGAAGAGTTAGCACAAGCACAACCCGATTTAAGTATTGAAATTGAAAACCCAGAAAGCGTAACGCTTGATGATGGCAGTATGGAAATTACTATCGTGCCTGGTAAAGAAGATAATGATGAATTCAATGCTAACTTAGCAGAAGATATGGATGAAGGCCAGCTTACTGAACTATCAGGTGATTTAGTAGGTGAGTATGATGCTGATATTAATTCAAGAAAAGATTGGTTAACAACTTATGTAGACGGTTTAGAGTTACTAGGCCTTAAAGTTGAAGACAGAACAGAACCGTGGCCTGGGGCATGCAATGTGTACCACCCCTTGATGACAGAAGCGCTGGTTAAATTCCAAGCTGAAACTATGATGGAGACATTTCCAGCGGCAGGCCCAGTTAAAACAGTAATTGTTGGTAAGCAAACAAAAGAAAAAGAAGACGCAGCTGAACGTGTAAAAGATGATATGAATTATCAACTCACGGATATGATGCCAGAATACCGTCCGGAACACGAACGCATGCTATGGGGTCTAGGCTTATCAGGCAATGCATTTAAAAAAGTTTATTATGATCCTAACATTGAGCGTCAAGTATCAATGTATGTACCTGCTGAAGATATTGTAGTTCCATACGGCGCATCTAATTTA